TCTTCTGTAATTGCAAATTTACCAGTTTTAATCCATTGAAACAACCCCTCACGAACATGTTTGTCTGGGTTTAATAGTAAATATTTCCAGAAGTTCAATAATGATGATACTGTATATTCACTTTTAGGATTATAATGAGCATCTAATACTGCATTAATCATAATCTTAGGCATTGAATGTTCAAAACCTTTCATATAAACGATACCATTATCATCCATTTCAAATATACCAGAAATATCAGTTACTCGCTTAGCTTTCTTGATACGTTTCTCTTTATCTGGTTCCAAATCACCAACTTGAATGGCAATTACAACCATTTCTTCCATACGCTTTTGTTTAGCTACTTTCTCTGGGTCAACCAAATAAAGTAAATAATCAAGTTCTTCCTCAATCTTCTCTGGATTATCCATAGCTTCTTGAACTTTATCAATTTGCTCAAGTATGGCAATCCATAATTCATCTGTAACTTCAGTTCTTGTATAAAGTTTTTCACCAACAAGTACTATCGAAGTACCATTAACACGTCTTTTAACGATTTTCATTGTTTATAATTTAATATTTAATAAATTGTTTAAGATTCTCTGGAATAACTGCATTCTTTTCAAGTATATAAAAATCTGGAGCCCATCTAAGGTATTGTTTATCATTATGCATTTCTATATTTATATAAGTATCTGTATAAACATAATCTTTAATTGGTTTTCCAGCATAATTAGTTTGATTAGTTCTTATGACCTTTCTCCTGCTTATCCAAACTCCTTTTGCTGATATTGCTAAAATATACACTTTAGTCATTCTAGCTTGAATAGGTCGGAGAACAATGTCTCCAACCCCTATTCTTCTATCTAATATATCTAAAATTTCTCTCATTTGTTTAATTGTTTGTTAATTAATGGATTAAATTCTGGTTTATAATAAAAATATCTATTAACCTCTAAATTCTCTTGTTCCATCATTGATTTAATATAAAGATAATCTCTATAAGTCCATGTGTTATAATATGATTTACCTATGAAATTAAACACATTACTCATTTTGTTTTCAATAAATTTATATCTATTGGCATCTTTTATTAAGTAATGGTCAATGTTATCAATAGCAACCATATTTTTAGTTATTAACCTCAATATATCATTGGTTGCATATCTAGAATTCAACAAGTACTTCTCATAATTATTCTTGAGCTTCATTGACAGAGTATAATAATCTAAATTAATACTCTTAAATGTGTCAGATACAAATGCATCTCTAACGCTTCCAATTAAATTCTTAATAATCTCAGCAGTAGCTAGCTTCTTTAAGATATTACTTTTACCAGTTAAAAAATCGTCATAACTAATAAATTTATCATCAGTAAATTTCTTAACATGAACTTTAGAAATGGCTATGACACTAAATATATTATCTTTCTGAGTACTCCATTTATCACCTAAATCCTTGTACTTTACGGAATTTAATAATGAATGTAAATCTTTAGCCATTCTCTTTTCAGTTGGTGGTACATGGATAATATATTTAGATATACTTCTAATTACATCAATAGTTCTTTCAGCTTTTTTCCATACATAACCATAACTATAATCTTTTTCTAAATATTCAAATACAACCTTACCTTTATCTTTAACGAATTTAACCTGTTCAGTAGCTAATCTATTCTTTTCTTTTCTATCAGCCAACCATTGTTCGTCTACTACCACTCTATTATAATACGGATATTTAAAATCAATATAATCATCAACTAATTTAGTCAAAGTATCAATAGTATTACGCCATTCTTTTTTAGGAATAGTATTAAGAAATACCTTTTGAAAATCCTTCAAAGATAGTTTAATTTTCTTTATAAACCTAATTTTAGAATAATGTGTATCAGCTAAATATTGATTTTTATCAAATATATTAGGTAGCTCATCATCTTGTAATGAATAAACTCTAGTAGTCTCCTTCATTAATAATGGATACCTTAAATACAAATAATGTTTATCAATGTTTTTATGTTTAATAAACTTATCATCCCAACTATTTAATACTCCAATGCTTTCAGATGCTTGATAGCCACTTTCTCTAACTTCATTATGAAAATACTGCCATCCAAAATATCTTAATTCATAAATCATATCACTGTCCATGTGTTTAGTAGCCCCTTTAATTTGAGGAAGCTTTACATCTGGAAAATGTGATTTATTATTAAGTAATAATTTTGGAATAGTTATATTTAATCCATCACTAATTTCAATTACATTATCTTTTTCACCATAGAAAGGCTTATAATCAGATATACTTTCTACTTCGATAGATTTTTCATTGATTTTATCAGTTAGGAATTGGAAAACTTTGGCTATTTTATCATTGATTGTCTTAATTGACTCTCTACTATAAACTATATTTTCTCTACTTGGAGTTGGCATTAATTCACCAATATTGAACTTAAGTGCAAATGGTAATTTAATAGGGTCTATTTTTAATTCACTATAATCTATTGGATAATAAACATTTCCAACACACATATGTAATGTAGATATATTTCCATCTGGGCGATATATAAAATCATCGAAATCATATATTTTGAAATTATTATCAAAATAATATGGTTCGTCTACATATACATTTGGAAAATAAACTAATTGGGCTTTTAATGCATTATGAAAAGTATATACATCAGCTTTCTTAATTGGTATTTTAATAGTAGTACCATTACATTCAATAGTTTCTTCTGTGTACATTAATTCTCCAGCAGGAATACCATTTGATTGCTTACTAAACATATAATGATAAAGAATGTTATCAAATATAGTATCAATAAAGAATGTATGTGTATAAGCTAATGCGGATTTACTTCCTAATCCGAAACAACCTATGACTGAATCATCATTTTCCTTAGTAGAATCAAGATAATTAAAATAGATATTATTCATAGTTTCTGGAGGCATTCCTAATCCAAAGTCTTGAAAACTTATAGATGAATCATCTCCAGCATCTACTAATTTAATCATTATAGGAGTATCTTCTTTATTAGTAGATTTATGAGAATCCCATGCATTACTAGAATATTCTCTAACTATACTTTCTTCTATATTTTTATATAATCCTGATAATATTCCAAATAGTTTACTTAACTTTTTATCGTTAATCTTACTTTCGGTAACTACACCAAAACTATCACCATCAATTATATTTACTGTATTATTTTGTAGTATCATTTGTTATTTGTTTAATTTATTGTATAATTGTTTTAATTCTGTTACAAAATTTGAATCTTTATATTCATTTATTACTGACATAACTATCATTCTAGCAGTTATATAATCTTCTTTCTTAATTAACTGCCTGATAGTTGACCTTATTTGTGAATCTGGAATATATTTAATTAAATCATTCATTGTTCAATTTGATTTATTGTATTTAAAAAAGATTTTTTGTCAAGTATTTGGTCTGCTGAATATTCACTTCCCGTATTTCCACAATATGAATTCGGGTCATCAATAAAATTTATATTTGTATATGCCAACTCAAGGAGTTGCTTACCAAATTCTAATAACATTGCTTTTACATTATCTACATCAAAAAGCTCATTGGATATGTATGTACATTTGCTTTTACTTATAAATTCTTCTAAATTTATTTTATTATCCATAATTATTTAATTTTAAATATTGGGTCTTTAATCCCATCAAATATATCTAAACAATGTTGTAAAGCATCAAATAGACAGCTTTCGTATTTAGGCCAATGATACCTACTATCAGAACGTATTGGGAGTGCTTCTTTATCGCTTTGTATATCATAGTAAAAGTAGACATCTCCACAACATTCACAATGAATTGTAATATAAACACGATTTACTTCTCGCATCCATTTACTTAATTCATATATCCAATATTCTGAGTATTGTGTTTTATCTTCAGAAACTATATTATCTTTGGATATAAATCCATGTAATTCAGCTAATTCTACGATATTAAATTCTCCTGATTGTTCTTCCATTACTCTACTTGTTTAATTGTATCTAAAATTGATTGTTTATTAACAACTAATTGTGGTTCTGTAATGTCATTACCCCAATATTCAGATGCAGTAGCATTTTCAGCAGCTAATTCAAGAAGTTGTTTGCAAAAATCTAACATGGAATTTTTAATTATGTAGAATCTTTCTTCAGACACTAACTCATGTAAATATGCTTTTTTAAGAGCATCTTCTAAATTTATTTTCTTTTCCATTATTCTACTACTTTAATTGTTTCTTATCCTCTGATTTAAGCCATTTACGCCAATCAAAATTTGTATTATTATAATAATCTCTAAATGAACCTTCATAACCTTTTAGGCAATGAATTGCATAATTAGTTGCTATATGTTCCATTTCTCTTAGTGAAAATCTTTCAGTTGCCATTATTCTACTACTTTAATTGTTATTCTACCTTCTTTACTTGTTGTTAATCCTGGACTACTATAAACTGAATATTGAGCATTATGTAAATTCTCTGAATTACGTTCTTTAGTAAATTGTTCCAATATCGGTCTATAAATATCATAACAAATATTACTTTCTTCATATTTACTACCAATACCATAAGAAGCATTAGTTGACAACTCTGGGAACATAGCTTTTTTAGCCATTTTAAGCCCCAAATTCCAATCATCTCTTCGTTGACAGTAATCTTCAACTGATTCTTTATCCTTCTGTAGATAGCCAGCAAATGATTGTGGAAGCATATCTAATTGACCAGTACAAAACCTTGACATAAATTCACAAGCTTCTTGAATAACTGATAATTGATTTCTTGTTAATTCTAATTGATATTTCATAATTTACTCTGTTCTAGAATTTCTTTCTTAATATCACCGATAGTAAATATGCCTTGAGCTGAATTATCTAATGGATATACTTTTGTGTTATCAGGTAGAAATTTAGCTAATTCGTCTTTCCATCTAATAGTGTTACTTCTAAATGCTACCTCTTTAAATATATCGGGATTTACCCAATAAGGCAAGCAATCGTCCTCTAATTCAAAATCTTTGAAATCAGATGTATTTATTCCAAATGTTGTACTCATAACTGTTCTTTAATTAATTGTTTTAATAATTCACCACCTTTTGCTCTATAAAAGTCAGATGGGTCTTTTAATTTATTATCCATTGTAAATAATTGTCTAAGATTATACATTTTACAAATATTATTAGAGGCTCTTATTCCAGCTTCATCGTAATCATAAAATATATAAATCAGTTTAAATCTACTTTTAAGAATATCTATAATATGTGGTTTATGGATATAATTCTCTGTCTGTGGAGCTATAACATTTTCATAACCTAAATCATGCAAACACATAGCATCTTTCAATGACGAAGCTATAATAAGCATTTCACCACTATCAGCCATTTGACTCCAACCAGATAAAGTACCCTCAACCATATTGTTTAACCATTTCATTTTTTTAGATAATGGTTGATAAATCTTATATCTTAAAATACTATCCTTTAATTCAGTATAAACATAAGCATGAATATCAGCTTTAATGATATTTTCGTTAATGAATATATGTGATATTGGAAAAACTCCATATTTCTTTAATGTAGTAGCTCTTACGCCAAATTGGTTCCAATAAGCAATATCAGCCATACGCAATTCCCTTAGTTTAATTTGTAGTTCTACTGAATCTTTTACAAATGATTTAATCTGTTCTGGGGAATATATTGTAGGCTTTGACAATGGTTTAATATCTGAATCTACATTGAAATAATCATCTAAATTAAAATCAATTATTATTTTAACTAATGTTTCATAATAATTTAATCCAGTCAATTTAGATACAAATACAAATACATCACCTCGTAATCCAGAACCACCAAAGTCTTTAAACATAAACATATTATACTTAGATGACCAAAATATTCTCAACGACTCATTGTTATCTTTATGAAAAGGAGATTTAGTATTTCTATTCAAATCTAATTCAGGATAATAAAACTTAAATATATTGAAATCAGATACTTTTTCTAAAATAGCATCTCTATCAACAAGCAGTTTTTCTGAATATTTTGGGTCATTCAAGTATATCATAATTAATCAACTAAACTAAAACACATTCTCGTATTACCATCTCCCCATGCTTCAATTCTATCACTTTTAATAAAGCCTATTTTCTTCCAGAATCCAATTGAATCCTCTGTCGCCTCCAATTCAATAATTTTTATAGTTGGATGTGTTTTCAATATATCTATCATATGTTTAATAAATTGACCACCGATACCAACATTCTTTTCGTAAATTTCAAAATATGAAATGTAATATATTGATGTATCCCAGCTAACTCCATTTGCATGAAGTTCTCCTATCATTTTATCTCCTTCGTATATTCCAAATATTGGCGGGTCTCTATCTGGAACAATTGGTATAACTCTTACCTTCATAATTATTTATATTAATTTAAGTGCATCTTTTAATCCCTCTTCTAGAGCTTCTTCATATGTATATGACCTATACTCTTTTATTGCATGTAATTTTGAAAATATAGAATAGCTATATGTTTCCTTTATATAATCGGTATTTATAATTATTCTAATACCTTTTACATCCCTTAGCCATTTTTGTAATAATGATTGGGTTGGTTGCATTAAATATAAATTATCAGAATTTGTATAATTTAAATCACCCAATGTTTCATTTCCAACATTATTATCAAAACCGAAGTAACAATTTTCATTAAATCCTTTCTCTCTAGCCAATTTTGCTGTTTCAAATGAAACCAATTGTTCTTTCATAATTATTTATTTTATTAGTTATTTATTAACCTAAGCTACATTGGGTATCTGACACGTTTCCCACGTTATTTAAAGATTAGCGGGGCAGACTCATCTACTTAGTTATTAATGGTGTCTAATCGAGACTCGAACTCGAATGGTTAAATTCATTTACGTTGCTTCTACCCCCTAGTACATTTCAACTAGCTTGACAAGTCGTATTAACCTTTTGTTACCATGCAATAGCGTCTACCAATTCCGCCATTAGACACTTTTTATTCAATTAAAGTCGAAAAAATTGAATTATTTAATTACCAAGGTAAATCCTTTTTCTGTGGAGTTAATGAATTATCAGCAAATGTACCTGCTGGTTGATTTGCATCTGGTGACATAACTGCATCTGGTAAAATTCGCTCTAGTTGGTGTTTGGCAGTTATAGAAACTTTTTCTGTTGGTTTTACTATATTATATGCGCTAGCTATTTCAAGAAATGCCTTAGGGTAATCTTTCATACCATATGATACTACAACGTTACCAATTATTTCTCCTTTACTGTGACATCCTTTCATAACCAAATCAAGTAGTTCATTATATGTATCTACAGTGTCTGGAAATTTTACATCAAATAAACTACACAAATGCCTCATTTCTTTTACAAAAAATCCTTTAGCCTTATCTGAAAAGTCCTTATCTATGTCCTTTGAAATAAAACCATATCCCTTATTCATCTCTGCATCATTTTCATCCTTAAGTATAATTTTATACTTTGGAGATTTTTCTGACTCATCAGCTTTTTTTCGCTCTACACGAACTTTAACTCCATTTACAACACCAGCTACACCACCATTAAAGATTTTAACTAATGGTTTTTCTGCAAATTGTTCATCATTTAAATTAATTGCCATAATTTTCTATTATTTATTTATTTGTTATTAATTGTTATATTTGTTTATTTCATCCACTACTAATCCCATATCATTTAAGATATACATATCTTTAAACATTCCTACTGGTGATTTAGCTGGGTATTGGCCATCAAAGTTAGTAACAAATTGTTTTACAACTTTTTTTGTACTTTCATCCATTGCTTGTTTTCCATATAATACAACCTCAAATTTACCTTCAATTGTAATATATTGGTCTGTAGCTTTCCCAACGGTCTTGGCCTTGTAGGACTTATTAAAACCATCATCATCTGTTTCATAATGCATTAGAACTATAAAATTTTTATCTTGTGGAATTGCATAAGCTGAGTCAAATATACCGCCCATGAATAGGCCTATATTTTTAAATACATCATACCCCTTCGCAAGAGCATTTTTCATATAATAGTCTTGCATCACGTAATTCAAATCGTCTATCACATAGGTAGTTATGTCTGGACGATTGGCTACAAAGTAATCAATATTCTTTCTTATAACATCTCCATTATTACTAATAAGAAAATTACCTGTTGTTGGTGGTGCTCCTACTGGAACGTGAACATAATCTTTTGTCCAACCCCTAAATGGTAATCCTTTATTAGTTACCGTAATTAAAAACGTTTCTTTAGGATTTAAACCTTTAATTCCTAATTCTGGAATAGCTCCGAGACTGGTACTTTTACCAAATCCACTAGCAGCTAATACTAAAACTCTTGCCATATTTTATTCTCTTTTAATTTGTTTTTCATCAATTTCAACTATTTTTTTCGCATCAGATGGTTCAAATACTTCTCCGTCTAAAATCCAATTTGAATTACATGGATTCCACCACATTATATCCCAATCTTTACGATTCCTATACTCAATAAAGCACCAATAATACCCTTCTTCTCTTTTATCTACCATATTTATTTAATTAGTATATTTTAATTCTTCATTTCTATAACCATCTATAGCTTTATAAATGTTTTGTCTAGCCTCTGGACTAGGATTTGGTGGTAATTCTTTAAAGAATGAACTAGCACCATTAAAGAATAATTGCTGAGTTATATTAGACCTACCATTTCTATTAAGAATAATACTTAATTCTCTATGATAATCTCTAATACGAGTTAAATCCCAATTCTCATACATTTCCTCTTTATATTTATAAGGTGAAAATATCCCCAACATAAGACCACAATCCATACCAGAATCTCTATTGCCAGTTAATCCCTCTCTGCTTGGCCTAACTTTATCTAAAACAGTATCTCCACGATTAGTAAATTGCTGTTCAGTTGCAGAAGCGGACTGTTGCTGTATGAAAGTAATTGCATATTTATATTTATTTTTAAGTTTTATAAAGAAATCACTTGATAATATTTTTATACAATCATATAATGTTTTACCTTTTTCTGACAATAAAGTAGCATGGTCGACTATTACTTCAACAATTTGATTTGGATTATTAGCAACATAATCTTTAATAATTTTATGCTTAGTTCCATCATCCCATTCAACCTCTTCATAAATAACCTTTCCATTATCTCTAGCATACTTCTCGCATTTAACCATTATTGAAGTTGGAGCCTTAACATTATCTATAATCTCAACTTTACTTTCAAAGAATTCAAAGAATGTTTTAAATTCAACAGACTCCAGAATGGATAATATTCTGTCATCAATTGTATATCCTTGAAAGATTGACATTAAATGTAATGGACTTATAACGATGTTATATTCCGAAAACAACCTATATGACATAGCTTGAGCTAATTTATCTTCCCTAGATATTTCTAATGAAAAATATAGTATCTTTATATCTAATCCACAATCAGGATTAGCTAATAAATATTCTATAGGCTGAAACATAAACATGAAGTCACATAGCTGAGTCTTGGATTCTTTGGTTCCAGAGGTTATGATATTGTACATTCCATGTCTTAATCCTGGCAACACTTTACTCAATGATGGCATTCTATGAAATGGTATAGCTAATAATTTACCAGACTCCTTAACTTCTTTATTGCTTTTAATCGTATTAAGGGTTTCATCATATAAACTCATATCTTCTCAACATTTTCACTCCATAAATCTATTGGAGTACTATCTATAAACTTTTCCCATCCTCTTTGATTGACATATACTTCCATTTTGCTAAGGAACTCGCTAGCTCCTCGTCTTTTAGCATCATATACCATATTTTTAGTAGCATTTAATACCTGTTCATGGTCAGTGAGATTTTTTATTACAGAAGTATACTTCCTAAATAATGTTTCATAATCTCTACTTAACTTTCCCATGACTATTTTACCCTTA